CAGAAACTACGATTGGATGCATTTTCAAGCAGCAACTCTATAATATTTTGATTATCAACAACTTACAAAATTAACATTTATGTTTTTGTAAGTCTTTAATTTTGAACAATTTATAAAAAAATGGATTTATCAGACATATATTCTAAACAAGTTAAAAAAACATCTGTATCCATGTTACAAGTTGGTGGAAATTTTCCACAAATTGAAAAAGATCCAAACATCAGAAGATTAGAACAAGAAGTATATGCTAAAATGCGTAGCATAATGCCAAAAGAAGAACCACAACAAGCACCTAAAGACGAAGTTGTTGCACTATCATTTCAAGACGCATTAAAAGAACTTGCTGAATTTCAAAAAAAATAGTATAAATAAACATATGAGTAAATTTTCCGAACTTTTTGAACAAATGTATCTTCCATTACAAGGCTTAGTAAATGAACAAGAAGATATGGCAAACGAAATACCTGAAGCCCAACCAGAAGTCGGTGTAGATGCCGAAACAATGAGTGAACTTCCAATTTTATCAAATGATGAAATAGCACAATTTATTGCAGGATTAAAACAATTTTATTCTCAAGAAAATCCAGCATTAACACAAGACCAAATTGATCAAATTAAAAATGTAAACCCAAGAGACTCTAGAGAAGATTCTGCTATCAAAGCATCGATTGATGTTTTAATGAAAATTTTTAATGTTGGTGGAGTACAAACATCTCCATCAACTATTCCTGATTCAACGTTTGAATAAAAATTTGATTTATTCTAATATACTAGTAATATAGTATACATGAATAACGTAAGTTTTAATTTAAAGTCTTTAACCAAAGAAGAAGTATCAACAATTTTAGAATCTTTATTGTTCAGTTCTTCTGTTGATGTTTGTGCTAGTTGGTATAAAGAAGATTCTTTAAACATGTTTAATTTAGCAAAAAAAATTCGAAATATTTTTCCAGAAATTTTAATTGATAATGTTTATATTATCGAAGATAAACAAAACAATTTTGAACTTAATGATAAACATACGAAAAAAATTGTAGAATTTTTTCCTGAAATCAAAAAAGAAAAAATAGAAAATTTATGAAAATTGCAGTAATTGGAACAGCTAACATAGGAAAGTCAACTTATATAAAAGACTTTTTAAAAAAATGGCCAATGTATAAATTGGTCGATAGCGAATATCGAAAACTTTTAAAAGAAAAAAATCTTTCTCATAGCAAAGATGGAAATGAAGAAAGTCAAAGAATCATTCTAAATTGTTTAGTTGATGAAGTAGTCAAGTATTCAAAAGATGAATTTGCTATTTTCGATAGATGTGTTGTTGATGTATTGGCATATTCAACTTGGTTGCATTTAAATGGGAAAATTTCTGAAAAGTTTTTAGATGAACAAAGAATTTTAATTCGAGAGACTTTAAAATTATATGATGTTTTATTTTTTATACCTTTAACTAAAGTTGCTCCAGTAGAAATAGAAGATAATGGAATTAGAGAAACCGATCCAGTTTATCGTGAAGAAATAGATACAATATTCAAAGCATTTCAAGAATCTTATCATCGTGGTGATGGTAGAGTTTTTCCAAAAGATGATTGTCCAGCAATCATTGAAATATTCGGAAATCCAGAACAAAGATTGAAAATGACAGAGCTTTATCTGACACAAGAAGGTAAATGCTATGGAGAAGAAGAAAGTTTAATCTCTGATATTATCCCTGCTAAATTTTAATCTTGATATTTTTAAATTTATGGGTTAAGATTGGGAATAATGACCATACCCCAAACTTACATTCTTAATAAACTTTATTCATATGCAATGGATCCAGTTTTTAGAAAACATGATGGAACTTACAATGCGGGTTGTCCTATTTGTCGAGAGGGTAAAAGTCTAGGAAAAAAGAAAAGACTTTTTTATTATCCAACATCAAACACATTTCATTGTTTTAATTGCTCAAAAACTTGGTCTGCTTATTCTTGGATTTTGAAAGTATCTGGTCTTTCAAAAGAAGAGATGCAGTATGAAATAAATAACAATACTTTTTCAACAGATGTTGGATCAAAGCCACTTTTTAATCCACAAAAAAGAAAAAAAGTTACAGATCTTCCATATGATTCAATAAACCTTTTTGATGAAACACAACAAAAGTATTATTTGGATAATCCGTATTTTAAAAAAGCTTTGACTTATATCAAAGAAAGAAAATTAGATCAAGCTATTAACAAATCTCCGAATCTTTTTATAAGTTTAACAGATTTTACACACAAAAATAGAATTTGTATACCTTTTTACGATAGAAATAAAAAAATTTGTTTTTATCAAACAAGGGCTATTGATAATACAGAACCTAGATATTTGGGCAAAGAGAATTCCGATAAAACAATATTTGGGATTGATAGAATTGATACATCTTTAAATTATATTTTTATTTTCGAAGGACCGATTGATGCAATGTTTGTAAAAAATGCTATTAGTGCAGCAGGTTTAAGTTTGACACAAACACAAAAATCACAATTAAGTGAATTTCCATTTTATGAAAAAATTTGGGTTTTAGATAATCCTAAATTTGATGAAACAGCTAAAGAAAAAACAAAAGAGCTTTTATTAAAGGGAGAAAAAGTTTTTAAATGGCCATCTGGCATGTCCTATAAGGATTTCAATGCAATGGCTATGTTTGAAGATCTTAACGAAATTCCTTATCAAAGGATTATCGATAATGTTTTAAAGCTTTAGCTACCTGCTTTTAATTGTTCCGTATCACGAAGTTTTTTAGGAGCCGTAATGATATAGGTGTTAAGAATTTCTTTTAATTTTTCAACTTCACCAGCAATACGAGTAATACTATCCGAAGCTTTTCTTGTTACACCACGTAACAAACTACCTGCACGATCACCGTCTGCCAAAATTTTATGCAAAGATTCAGAAGAAGGATCATTTAAAAAACTTGCAAATTCATCTAATTTTGAAGACCAGCTTCTAATAGAATTAATAGTTTCTGATGTCATTTCTGCTGGATTACCCTCCACATCAAATTGATCAGGAGCAGTTTCTGCTTCTAAAGAATTTTCAAAATCTTTTTTATTTGTTTCTGGTGTAAATTCTTCTGGTGACTTCATATCACCACTTGCTGGTTCTTCTGATGGTGTTATAGTGACTTCTTCTTGTTCTTTTAACAAAGCAGCCATGAATCTAGCTGAAAAAGCATCATACGAGGAAAGATCCAAAGAAATTCTTTTAGTATTATCTTTTAAAATTCGATTTCTTTCTTTCTTTTGGCAGCAACAGTCTTTTTTCATAGTTGTTTTTGGGCTTTTTTTCTTGGATTTCATGTGTATGTATGATATATTTACTCTTATCTATGTCTGAAATTTTAAATAATTATCATTTTGTTGTTGCAACTCCACAAACTAAAAAAGATTTTCACAGTAAAAGTCAAATTGGTTTGTTTTTTGATAAAGCAAATATTGAAAATTACACTGTAGTTTATGAAAATAAAGAAGGTTTAGCTAAAATATATAATAAGTTTCTTACAGAAGATAATAGAAACAAAAAGATTGTTTTTGTGCATGATGACGTTCTTATTGAAGATTTGTTTTGGAAAGAAAAGTTGGATATTGCTTTTGAAAAATATGATATTATCGGTTTAGCTGGTTCTAAAAAATGTAATTTGTCATCTGAGATTCCTGCATGGCATTTGATGTGCGAAAGAAATGATTTAGTTGGCGAAGTTTCGCACTCAAAAGACAAACAAAATTGGACTACCGTTTTTGGTCCATCAGATTCCAGAGCATTAATATTGGACGGTCTTTTTATTGCTGTTAAAGTTTCAAAACTTTTAGATACAAATACTAAATTTGATGAAGATTTTACTTTTCATCATTATGATATAACATTTTGTTTAAATGCAAATAAAAATAAATTGAAAATGGGTGTTTATCCAGTTAAAGTTACCCACTTTGGATTAGGAGATAGTATGAATTCCGATCAATGGCGTCAAAGCGCAATACATTTTAAACAAAAATATAAAATATGAAAAATAGAGATACGAGATTTTTTGATTTTTTAAATTGGGTTTTTAAGAAAAGTAAAAATAAACCCGAAAACTATCAACCATCAATATTTTTATTGAATCGTTGGTTGTCTATGGCTGAATTTCACTTTGCTAAAATTGTAAATTTGACTACAAACAAATGGGCCAAGAATTTTTCTGAAATTAATTATGGAGATTTTTATTATACAATGTTTCCCAAATACGGAAAAAATATAAATTATATTAAAAAAACAAAAAACGAAAGAAGTAAGGATAACGAAGATTATAAAAACATAGCTAATTTACTGGAATGTTCTGTTAGAGAAGTGGAAATGTATAAAAATACACTTGAAGAACTGAGGATACAGTCTAATTAAACTTATATGATAGCAAGACCCAAGCAAGAAGACCGCATTGGCGGAAAAGTACAATTAGACAACTACATAGGACATGAAATGAACCTAGAAGGTTGGTCTTTAACAAAAGTTTTAGATGACATTTTAATGTGTCAATATATCGATGTGAACGAAGATGGAACTGAAATAAAAAGAGGTTCTATTTGGGTTCCAATTAATACAGTTAATTTTACATGGCGTTTAGCAAAAGTATTGATCGCAGGACCTGATTGTAAAACTGTTAAAAAAGATGATGTTGTTATGTTTCCTAATGACAAAGGAATACAAGTAGCAAACATGAATGGTTTAAAAAATGTAGTATTTTTAAACGAAAGTCGTATTTTTGGTGTTTGTGAACCAAAAGATTAATAATGAAAGTTAGTTGGGGCGATTTAAGAAAACTTTGTTTAAAAAATGTTGTTGAATTAAAGTTTGTTCGTCGCAACAAATTAAGATATCCAGCAACTAGAAGAATGCTTTGCACTTTAGATACGGTTCTTTTAAATTCTGATTTTGGAAAAGAAACATTAAATTTTAAACCTCCTAGATATGCTCCACCATATGATGCAAAGTCAAAAAGTTTATTAACAGTTTGGGATATCATCATGCAAGATTGGAGAAAT